TGGCGCAATTCACTATACAACCATAAATTACACAATGGCGTTTTAAGCTAGGAGAAATAAACAATGGCCGGTCAATTAACAAGTTTTTCATTCGCTAATTTGTCTTGTTTGGTGAACGATTCACAGGTGACGGGGTTTTGGGAAGGTGACGATGTAATTAACATTGAACAAAATAAACCAGACGGGAACCCTGTTGTCGGTGTCGATGGTTGTGCGGTCGTGTCTCGACCTGTCGATCAATCAGCAAAAATTACCATCCAGTGTTCACCAAATGGTGACGCACACAAAATGTTCACAAATATGAAACGTTCAATTGATAGTAATCAGCGTCAAAACTTTGCTTTTGCTGTTACTGACACAGGTAACGGTGAAGGCGGGGCGTCAACTGAAGCGACAATTATCGAAGCGCCAAATATGCAATTTGGCGAAAACGCTGTCGCTCGAACTTGGATTTTATTTGCTAACAATTTCCGGTGGAATGAAGTCGAATATACTGTTTAAACTTAACGAATAAAGGCTGAAAAAATGGCAGAAAAAAAAATCGGTAACAGGTCTTTTCGATGTGAAAAGATGCCAGCCGACGAAGGGGTTTTATATTCTTTTCGAATTGGTAAACTAGCTTCACCGCTGATCGGGCAAATTCAAAACCTTGTCAGCGGTGTTGACGAAGTAGCGTTAACAGCGTTAGCTGAATTTTTACAAAGTCTTGACCCGGTCGAAGGTCAAGAAATTGTAATGAAAATGGCTGGAATGGCCGAAGTTAAATCAAGTGAATCACAACCATATGAACCCGTGATTTTTAATATCACTTTTCAAGATGACTTACTTGAAGCGTTCCAAGTTGCAGCATGGGTGATCATGGTAAATTTCGGGGGTTTTTTCAAAGGGCGGCTGGCGAGTATGCTACCAGTACCGGAAGCGTAAAGGTTTCGGAAATTAAGTTAAAACAGGCCGCACCGGGAATTGTTAGTGACCCGGTTAAAATGTATTTACTTCGACCTGTTTTAGCTGAACCGCCCATGTGTACAATAAGTGAATTAAAAACGACTTTGAATATCGACGATTTAGCAGACATGCACGAATTGTTGAATATCAAAGAAGTACAAAACGCCGCAATCGAAGGGTGAATTAAAAATGGCTGTTGTTGACGAACTTGTCGCCCTGCTAGGTTTTGAAATCACTGGTGAACGTAATCTGAAGAAATTCAGAAAAGGCGTCGGCGGCGCTGACAAAAGTGTTAATAAATTAGCAGCGTCAGCCCGTAGCATGGGGCGAATTGTCAAAGGTGTTTTGTTAGCAATTGGTGCAGGTAAAGTTTTATCTGGTGCAATTAAATTTGAATCAAGTGTTGCAGATATCAACAAAGTCGTTGATGCGACACCGAAACAAATGCAAGCGCTATCAAAAGAATTGTTAAAAATGTCACGTGACATGCCTGTTTCGGCTGACGGGTTGGCAGAAATTGCAGCGGCGGCGGGTCAAGCAGGTATTAAGTTTGCTGATTTGACAACGTTTACCAGAAAAGCCGCACTTGCGGCGGTTGCGTTTGATTTACCAGCGGGTAAAGTCGGCGACATCATGGCTAAACTTGGTAATGTGTTCAAATTTAACATTGAACAACTTGGTTTATTTAACGACACAGTCAATCACCTTTCAAATAATATGGCCGCAAAAGCTGGTGAAATTCTAGGGTTCACAAACAAAGCGGCGGCGGCGGCGCGTCAATTGAATATTAGCGCTGACGAACTTGCCGGATTTGGTGCCGCATTAATTTCAGCCGGTATTGTTCCGCAAACCGCCGCACGCGCTGTGACGACCTTTGCTAGTCGGGTTCAAGCCGGTGGTAAAGAAGTTGAAAAAGCGTTTCGTACAATGGGTGAATCACGTAATTCATTTTTGAAGAAGTTGCAGAAACAAGGCGGTCAAAAAACCTTGCTCGAATTTTTTCAGAAAATGTCAAAACTTGATATCACCAAACAATCAAAAATTCTTAAAGGTTTAATGGGTTTGGATTTTTCCGATGATTTCGGGAAATTCTTAAGTAACCCCGAATTATTAGCAAAAGGTTTTACTCTAGCGAGTGATAAGGCGGGTAAAGCCGGGTCTGTGTTGAAAGAATACGCAGCAAGAGCCGCGACCACCGAAAACAAACTTCAACTAATTCTAAACGTGCTTAAATCAATTGCTATAGTGCTTTCTGGTCCTGTGTTGGACGGAATTAAAACGGCGTCTGATTGGGTAATGCGAATTGTCAACGCTTTTGATATGGCAAAAAACAGCACTGACGGTCTTGCTGGTGCCATCACTTCAATTGTTGCCGGATTTAAAGGGTTGAACGACGAAACCGATCAAGAGCAAATTAGTGAAATTTTTGGAAACGTAAAGACTCAAATTGAAGTAGTGAAAGGATATCTTAACACCGGTATCACATTCATTAAAAATAAATTTAAAGAATTAACTAGTTTTCTATCAACACAATCAGCGCAAAAGTATTTAAAGAGTGTGTTTGATTTTGGTGACGGGACCATGATTAATACAACTTTTCAAAATATTAAAGACGCATTTAGTATTTTACTTGAAGGTTTAGACACACCAGCGTTTAAAGTTTTTGTTGGTGCGATTGGTGAATTAGTTGTTATTTTAGCAAAACTTTTCGGTATGAGTGTTGGAAACGGTTTAAAACTTATAGCAACAGCTTTTACAACCTTATTCAAAGTAATATCAAAACTCGCCGCTGGTGATTTGATTGGTGCATTAGAAGCATTTGGTGAAGGCATTGGTCGAATTGTTGAAGTTGTGACTGATCACGTTGCCGCAATTGCAAAAGAGTTGAATAATTTTATTGAACGGTTGACGGGTGTCGATGTTGCCGCCGCAATTTCGACATGGGTTAAAGCATTTGTCACCATGTTTGTTGATTTCACAACGATGTTAGATAAAATGATTGTGAAAGCAAAAGAAGTCGCTAGTCAATTGGGTAGCGCACTCGCCGCCGGGATTAAGTCGGCATTGTTTGGGGTGGTAAACTGGTTTATTTCTGAAATTAATTCAATTATTGCGGCGGTGAATAATATTCCGGGTGTGAATATTTCAAAAGTCGGTTTGATAAAATCAGCAAAAGCTTCGGCTAATGCTGGTAAATCCGACGCGGCGTCGATTCAGCCCGCCGCCGCGTCGGACGTCAGCCCTGAAATGAAAAAAGTGTTTGCTGATTTGACCGCAATATTGAAACCCGGTGCAAATGCGGCGCTGGCGTATCAATCTATGCAAACCGGTTCCGGCGGTAAATTTAAAGGGACGGTCGCGACCACCGCGAACGATAATCGCGTGACAAATGTTCAAGCACCTATTACAGTAAATCAAACCGTCACCGGTGTTACCGCACCCGACGCCGCCGGACGTGCCGTTCAAAGAGGGGTGCGACGGGGAACACAACGGGGAACAGTGATCAATAACAACGCGGCGGTGTCACAATGACATATTTATGTTCAAGAGCGATTGGCGCTTTTCCTGTCACGATTATTACCAATGAAGAACATTCGTCGGAAGTCTCAATTACAAAACAACCCGTCGAATTTGGCGCTGACATAACAGATCACGCCTACATCGAACCGAAGTCGGTGACACTTAGCGGGCGAATCGCGAGCAATCAGTCAGGGTTTGTCGGGTCGACTATTACAGCGGCGGCGTATCAATCTTTATTGAAATATCAAGAATCAAGAATTCCGTTTATGTTGGTGACAGGTTTGAACGCATATAAAGACATGTTGATTCAAAGTGTGTCAGTTCCGGTCACGGTCGACAACGCCGGAACTCTCGAATTTACAATCAAAGTTCAACAGATTTTGATTGTTGGCAGTGGTTTCGCGGCGTCTGTTATTGGCGCAATTGCCGGTGGTCAGGCGGCGTCGTTAGCTGTTGCGACATTACAAGCCGGTGAAGCATTGGTTCGAGCGGCACCTACGATCAATAGAGGCGACAACGTCGTTGCTGACGTTTCCGTTGATTTGACGACAAGTGAAGGTCGTTTAAATGCAGCGGCATTGCAGGTGATATCATAATGTCTTTACAACGAATCAATCTTAATAGTTCGTCAGGACAAGGTTTTTCAACTGTTGTTAATGGTGTCTTAGTTTCATTTGTGTTCAGATATAACCTAACAATTGAGCGTTTTTATTTTTCAATAAGTGTTGACGATGAATTAGTTTTATCAGGTCGCACCCTTGAAAAAAATATTGATTTACTGTCTGTCTTTAAGCGTATTTTTTCTATTGGTTCATTGTTCTGCACCGCTGTTGATAATTCAGATAAAGAACCAACGTTAGAGAACATCGGGAACGGAAGTGTCAGGGTTTATTTAAACGTCACGGATTCGTAAAAAATGGGTCAACAATATTTAAGAGATTTGTTATTAACGACGCCAGCCGGTGAATTTAGTCAGCTAAAGATTGAATTCGACGTTGAAAAAACAGTGTCAGGTGTTCCAAATAAAGCAACGATTAAAATCTGGAACTTAACTAAAAGTTCACGAAACACCCTAAAAAAAGAACTTGACGAAATCAAACTCGAATCCGGTTATGTTTATGCAGGAAACCGAGGGTTGATATTTAAAGGGTTCACCCGTGATGTGACCCACGAACGAAAAGGTACAGACATTATCACAACGTTAAAGTGCGGTGACGGTGATAAATCACAACGAAAATCACACGTGGCTAAAACGTATAACACAAAAACACCAGTCAAAGATATAATTTTAGACATTCAAAAACAAATGAAAGGTGTCACCCTAGGGGAAATTAAATTACCTGAAAAAGTGACACCGTCAGACCGAGCCATGACGTTTATCACAACGCCGCAAAGAGCGTTAAACGAACTTGGTCGAACATATGGTTTTTATTGGTCAATTCAAAATGGTTCGCTTGAAATAATACCCGCCGATGGCGCTTTGTCAGGCGTGGTTTATATCACGCCTGAAACCGGAATGATAGGCGTTCCGACGATTACCGATTCAGGTGTGATTGTTCAGGCTCTTTTAAACCCCGACGTTCGACCGGGTCGTCAAATATATGTGAAATCAGAAACCACCGACGAAGCCGGTCAGTCTGGTTTATACCGGGTTTCATCTGTCGCCTTTAGCGGTGATAATCGTGATGGCGACCATATTATTGAAGTCGAAGCTGAATTACTTAAAAACGGGAAAACGACAGTGAAATGACTGGTTTTATCGGAAAAACAAATAGACGTGTTACTGACGACGCGGTCGGGTCTGTTGCTCAAGAGGAAAGACTTGACACACAGACAAAACTTCCCGGTGAAATAGTGTCGTTCGACCATAAGACGCAAAAAGCAACAGTCAAATTGATGTATAAACCGAAGGTGAACGGTGAATTCATCACACCGCCGGAATTAAAGGAAGTCAGGGTTATTCAACCTCGCGGCGGCGGGTTTGCGGTCACCAAACCGATTAAAGCTGGTGACCCTGTCATGATCTCATTTGAAGGTCGTGACAACACTGAATATTATAAAACAGGCAGGCAATCGGGTTCTAAATCCTCTCGAATGAATTCGTTTTCCGATGCTGTAGCGACACCGGGGGCTTATCCTGACACGAAAGCCCATTCAAACTATGATAACGCAAATGCTTTTTTCGGGTCTGAAGACCATAAAAACGGGGTTAGGATTTCACCCGACGGGACTATGTCGTTAACCGGTGCAGGTGGTGGTG